TTGCTGCAATCGGAACGGCCGCGGTTAATGCCTATGCAGATTATGAACAGCTTGTAGGCGGTGTCGAGACTTTATTTGGAGCTGGTGGCCAGAGCGTATGGGATTATGCAGATAGTGTTGGAAAAAGTGTAAATGAAGTGCGAGAAGAATATGGAAAGCTTATGATCGCACAAAATGAGGTCATGGATAACGCTTCCAAGGCATATAAAACAGCCGGTCTATCTGCTAATGAGTATATGGATACAGTTTCCGGTTTTGCTGCATCTTTAAAGCAGAGTACAACAGATGAACTTGAAGCGGCTCAAATAGCAGATCAGGCAGTTATTGATATGGCTGATAATGCAAATAAGATGGGAACTTCGATGGAATCCATCCAGAATGCTTATCAAGGATTTGCAAAACAGAATTACACGATGCTGGACAACTTGAAGCTGGGATACGGTGGTACGAAGTCAGAGATGGAACGGCTTCTTGCAGATGCAACAGCCTTGTCAGGCGTTGAGTACGATCTGGACAGTTTAAGCGATGTTTATTCAGCAATCCATGTGATTCAGGACGAATTAGGCATTACGGGAACAACTGCAAAGGAAGCAAGCACCACGATTCAAGGTAGTGTAGGTGCCATGAAAGCATCATGGCAGAATCTGCTTGTCGGTGTTGCTGATGACAATCAGAATTTTGACCAACTTGTAGAAGATTTTGTTGATTCGGTTGGAACTGTAGCAGAAAATATATTACCACGAGTAGAAACGGCTCTGGATGGTGTTGGAACTCTTGTTGAAGAATTAGTTCCGATTATTATTGATCGAATCCCGGAATTGGCGACTGATGTTCTGCCAGATTTAATACAGTCTGGTGTAAACATGGTTTCATCTATTATAACTGGCTTGAACGAAAATTTACCGGAACTTTTGAGTGGTGGGGCAGAAATTCTTAATACGCTTTCAGAGGGAATTTTATCACTGCTTCCAACGCTCGGAGAGGCTGCTTATAACATAATCACAACATTGATATCAGGAATCACCGATAATGCGGATTCTGTGTTTAGCAGTGGTAGTGAGATATTGCTTAATCTTGTGAATGGTATAGCAGAAAAACTGCCAGATTTATTATCTGCCGGGGTTGATGCTGTGATATCGTTAGCAATGGCGATAACAGAACCTGGTACACTGACGAATATAATCACGGCTGGTATTAATTTGCTGGTTTCGTTGGTGGATGGAATTTTAAATGCACTTCCAAAATTGTTAGAGGCTGCACCAATTATCATTGCACGGTTGGTATCGGCATTAATTTCAAATGCACCGCAGTTACTAAAGGCTGCTGTTCATATCCTTGTAAAATTGGCAGAATTTATGATTACAAACACGGCAAAATTGTTGGCAGCCGTACCGAAATTGTTTACTAGCCTTGTAAATTCATTTAAAGAGATGGATTGGGGCAGCATCGGTAAGAATATTATTGATGGAATTTGGAGCGGAATACAAGCGGGCTGGGATTGGTTGACCGGAAATGTAAAAAATCTTGCGACAAATCTGTTTAATGCTGCAAAAGATGCCCTTGGAATCCATTCACCATCGCGTAAGTTTAAATATCTTGGCGAGATGTGTGTTGCTGGTTTTGATGATGGTATACAGGATCTTATGAGCACAGACGGTATTACAAAGAACATTAATGCAAGCATTTCAACGGTAAGTGCTGGAATGTCGGGTGGTAATGGTGTTGGCACCGGATTAGGAAACTTCAATCAGACAATTAATGTTAATCAGCAGATTTCAACACCTGACGAGCTTGCAAGAGCAGTAAGAGTTGAAAGTAAACAGGGATTAATGAGGGGCGCGTATGGATACTAAAGTGTGTATTCGCTTTGTGAGAAGTGATGAGAGAGAATTTTTAATAGATGGAACAGATTGGAAAATTCCATCAAAAGGTTTAGATGGATTTGGTTCATATGAAAACGACATCACCACGGTAGATAATGCCGTGGGAGATGGCGGGATCATTGTCTCTGACAGAATTGCTCCGAAAGATAGGACTGTGACTGCTATTTCACGAAATCCATATCTGAATGATGCTTTGAGGAAGAGTGCAATATCATTTTTTAACCCGAAATTCGATTACAAAATGTATATAACATACATGGGCATCACCAGATGGGTGGAAGGTAAAATTTATAAATTTAGCATTCCATCTCAAAATGTAAACCGGGCGATGGAAATGAGCATTACATTGTTAAGTCCAAATCCGTTTTTTAAAAGTTATGATAATTTTGGCAAAAATATTGCTTCTGTGGTCGGAATGTGTGGATTTCCATATTTGTGCAGTATAACAAGTGGCACGCCAAAGGGAATCACTGGTGGTAAATTCAATTTTGCTAAAAAAGTGCTGCTCGACAATGATGGAGATGTAGAGACATACTGCAAAGCAGTGATATCAGCAAATGGGGATGTTGTGAATCCTAAAATCATTATTAATGATAACTATGTCAGAGTTCTGGATAATATGAAAGCAAATGATGTTATTATTATTGATTTCACACAGAATCCACCAACGGTAAAAAAGAACGGTGTTAATTTTATAGGACACTGTGATAGAACATCAGCATTTGATGATATGGAGCTTCCGGTTGGAAGTTCTGAAATTTCTTTTGACGCAGACACCGGAAGCAATCTTATGAATGTTTCAATTTATTATAATAAACTTTATGGGGCAATTTAGGAGGGATCATGAAAGGCTTTAATACGATCGCACTAGATAAAAATTATCAGATAGTGTCATTAATACGGTCAACAAATTTACAATGGAGCAGGAAATTCCACGAAGCTGGAACGTTCTCCATACAGATTCCGATAGAGCAGTATAATTCGTCAATGAGGTATATTTACACAAAAGACAGACCAGAACTTGGAAAGATAACACAAATAAATTACGTCCGGCAACAGCAGTATAAATATATTCAGTTGAGCGGGTATTTCATGGAAAAAACATTAGACAGACATGTTGTATTTCAGAACGGTGCATCAAATGTGATAAATGCTCCTTCATGGTCATTCCAGAGTGGAAAAGCAGAGGATGTGGCATATGCTTTTTTCAATGCCTTTAAAACGTTAACTACAGCAAGTGCAAGTTCTGATCTAAATATTATTTCCGGAATATCGCTTGGAAGAGGAAAAGATTCTGTGCATTATCGTAACGGAGAACTGCTCGGATGGAAAATCTATGACATCTTAAAACCATCCGGTATGTCTTATAGAGTACTTTATGATTTCGTGGAAAGTAATAAGAAATTTGAAGTATGGAGTGGATCTGACCGGACGGAAAATAATGCAGATGGAAATAATCCAATTATTTTTTCGACAAAATACGGAAATATAAAGAACCCAAATATTTTGATTGATGATACAGAATATAAAAATGCTTGCCTGAATACGAATGAGCAAACAGATAATGATGTCACTACGTATGTTTCGAGAGCTACTTTTAACGCTGCGTCTGGCGATGATGAGTATTGGTTTTTATCAAATAGTTCTACATTAAATAGAAATGAGTATACAAGCAGCGATTTGGCTGTTGCTATGGATAATGAAGCACTAAATGCATTAACTGGATATCCCAAAATTATTAATGTTGAATTTGACGCAATGGAGAGTAGTTACGAATATGGAACAGATTTTGATTTGGGAGATTTATGCAGCATAGAAATTCCGGAAATGGATTTGTCTGCACAAGCCAGATTAATTGGCTGCTATGAAGTCATGAAGTCCGGGCAGTGGAGCATGACAATGGAATTCGGCACACCAATAATTTTAAAAAGATAGAGGAGGACAAAAAATATGATAGGATTTCCTTTTGATTCACATGTCACATTTGAGAGTGATGGAACACCGGTGTATGATCGTGCGATTACGTCAGCACCACTCAGAAAACTGATAGCCAAATTATTAACGGATGGCGTTTTACCAAACCCATCTACCAATCTGCAGGTCGAAGCAGGTAGTGGAATGAATGTTGTTGTTAATCCTGGTTTTGCAATTTGTGCAGGAGGGTTGAAACTGGAAGAAAATCAGCGGACGCTTGCAATTCAGGCAGCAGATTCTAATTATGATCGAATTGATACTGTAGTCTTAAGATGGAACGATAATGATTCGGAGAGAATCTGTGATTTATATATTGTAGAGGGCATACCTGCAGCAAGTCCTTTAAGACCAGAGCTTACAAGAACAGAATCTATTTGGGAATTAGGATTAGCAGATTTATTTATAAATAAAAATTCTTCCGCTATTTCCAATCAGAGAATTACGGACACACGTTATGAAACTGCAAGATGTGGCATTATATCGGCAATCAGCGAATTTGATACAACAACATTATATCAGCAAGTGCAAGCTGATCTTGCCGGATTTAAAGCATCGGAGCAGGCAGATTTTATTGCATGGTTCGATGATATAAAAGGTCAGTTATCTGAGGATGCAGCCGGAAATTTACAAAAGCAGATCGGAACGTTGGAAGCTTTAAAAACAGAAGTGAAAACTAATCTTGTCAATGCTTTGAATTGGGTTGTTGATAAAACGTCCGGTGTTATTGCGAAGCTTGGAAGTGCGGATATATCAAAAATCGGTGACGGAACCGTGACAGGAGCAATAGTCAATAATAAAGAAGCGATAGAGGATGTCTCCCAGAGTTTAACTAACATAAATACATATGTCGGAAAGGATAAAAAGCTTCACTTTGTTGATAGCTCTGGTGCTGATACAGTTCTCCCTTTTAACTCATACGATGATGGCAGGATTCAAGGAAGAAACGATGTAATTGGTTCTCCAAACTCCTATGGTCTGTACACAAAAGCCCAGTACGATGCTAACAAAGTGACTTATAAATCTGGTAACTACAATACAGGTTTGAATGGTGAAACGTGGCGTTCCACCTCATTTAATACTGGCTTTTCAAATATAATCGCTCTTCAGATAAACTGCTGGAATGATGAAGGCAATGGATACTTTAACGCCTTTAAAAATGTAAGAATTTCCGGTGGAAAAGTTTCATTGGATTTCTACGCAGCAGATTATGTTGATAATTATGTACAATGGCTGGCTGTCGGTAAGTAAATTTTGCTTTTTGCTCCGAAAAGGGGGCATCTTTTTTTGACACAGTTCATAATAAAGGGCATAAAAATGAAAGGAGGATTTACTTGTGGAGTCAATTGTTACGGCAATTATTGCAGGTGGGCTTGCTCTGGTTCGTGGTCTATAAAATTAGAATTATAATTCAATAGCTTGATAATGTAAATTCATAAAATCGGTACATTTTCTTAAAATCACAGAATTGTGATTTAAAATATTTGATTTATATGAATTGTGGTGTATAATAATAACAACAAAATAAAGCAGTGCCATAGCGCCGAATGATTAGTCTATCAGATTAATTGTCCGGCGCTTTTTACGTTGCAAAATGGCACAAATACAAGGCTTGGCGGATTTATAATGGTTTTATAAAGAAAGAGGGAGGTTGGTCATTTGGAATCGATTATATCTGCTTTAGTGGCAGGAGGACTGACTTTAATTGGAACAGTGCTTACAGTCAGTTCTGGGCAGAAAAAAACAGAGCAGAAGCTTCAGACCGCGCAGGCGGTCACAGACTGCAAAATTGACGAGTTAACGCGCGAGGTGCGCTTACATAATAATTTTGCGCAGCGAGTCCCGGTCATGGAGGAACAAATTAAGGTAATTAATCACAGAATCGCAGATTTGGAAGGAGAAAAATAATATGTTGAAAAATTCGGTATTTAAACCATCAGTAAGCACACAGAAATGGGCGAAAGCCGCAGGAATCAGATCGATTAAGACGATGGCGCAGACAGCGGTAGCAGTAATCGGTACCGGGGCAGTGATTTCAGCAGTGGATTGGAAGATGGTAGTATCATCCGCAATTGTAGCTGGTATCGTATCATGGCTTACATCCTTGGCAGGAATTCCAGAAGTAGAGGAGGAGTAATTATGGCAAATAGAAAAATTGGACAGGCAGGTCTTAATCTGATCAAGCAGTATGAGGGATGTCGGTTATCTGCTTATCAGTGTGCTGCCGGAGTATGGACCATAGGTTATGGACATACCGCCGGAGTAAAAAAAGGTATGACAATCACGCAGGCACAGGCAGATGCATATTTAAAGCAGGATATTACGAAGTTTGAGGGATACGTTAATAATTCCGTGTATGTGCCAATCACCGCAAATCTCAACCAGAATCAGTTTGACGCTCTGGTGTCATTTGCGTT